AATCCAGTTTCTTCAAACACTGGAGGAGCAGAGGGTTTTGCGGTATTCGCTGGATCATATATGGTTGGAGCAATTAGTGCTAACCCTGTTATGTATCTAAATAGAATGACTGATGATGGAAATGTTTTAATAATTAGAGGTCAAGGCACTAATGAAGGTGCTATTGCGGTTAGTGGAACTACAGTTTCATTTGATGGTTTAACTGGTTCTCACTGGTCAAGACTAGAAGATAATTCCAAACCAACGATTCTTAAAGGTACAATTATGGAATCGTTAGATAAAATGATGGATTGGTATCAAGTTTCATTTACAGATCAAAACAATCAAAAAAAAGTATGGGCAATTAGTTTACCTGAAGGTGGTAAAGTTGGTGATGATTATGAAATTGCTGACCCACACGTTGAAGATATAAAATATGTTGAAATAGATATTTTTTATACAGATGAAGATACTGATATACCAGAGGGTAAAAAAATAGGAGATAGAAAACCAGGTATGGATGGTAAATCTGTTGGAGACATTAAAATTGCTAGACCAGTTTACACAGGTAAAATTGTAAAAGAAGGTGATGTAAAACACGTTTATTCTAAGGTCTCTGATACTGCCGATAGTAAAAAAGTATATGGTTTATTTTTTGACTGGGACGATGATGACACTGGAGATGATGGAGATGTAAACGATTTCAGAGTTGCACAAGTTGGAACATTTATTATCAGAGTCAATAAAGATGTGACTGTTGAGGCGGGTGATTTGTTAGTATCTAATGGTGATGGCACAGCTAAAAAACAAGATGACGATATTATAAGAAGCAAGACAGTTGCTAAAGTAAATTCAAACGTAAAAATAGAGACGTACAGTGATGGTAGTTATACCGTGCCGTGTACGTTGCATTGTTAGGTAAAACATGTTTGGTTTCGCCGCTTTTTCTGACGCAGGATTCTCGTCACAGACAACGGCGGATGCTCGGATCATAGCAGGCACACAAGTCGTAACAGGAACAGTTGCTGGCGCTACCATACTCGGTGGTGCGATTATCACTGTCAGCGGTAACTCCATGACATCAGCTGTTGGCACACCAACAGGATTAGTTATAGCGCTACCTGGCACAAACGTGATGACGTCAAGCATTGCCGGTGTGACCACAGGAGTCGTTATTCCTATCGGATCGGCTAATCTTGGCATGACATCCACGGTTCAGGCCATGGGTACTGAGTACACCTTAAAGCTGATAAAAATACCTGAAACCAACCTGCTCACAGGATCAACGGGCACACCTTCGTTGTTTACATGGGTTGATGTTAATGATAATGTGACAGCAGAAACTTGGACGGACGTTGAGACAGAAGACTCAACAGAATCATGGGGTAATGTATAATGGCATCGACATTTTCAACGAGATTAAAAATAGAACTTATTGGTGATGGTGAACAGGCAGGATCTTGGGGCACCACAACCAACAACAATTTCAATCAATCTATAGAACAAGCCATCGCTGGTGTCTTGACAATCGCCACAACTGGCACAGGCACAACGACACTAACCACAGGTAATGGTCCACAAGCACAAGCAGACAACCAAGCACGACAAGCAGCGCTAAGATTTACAAGTTCTGAGGCAACACACACGGTGCAATATCCAGCTGTTGAAAAACTATACTTACTTATTAATGGCAGCTCCTCTTGCACATTTACACACAGACTGGGTGCTAGCGGCAATACCATAACACTAGGTCCAAACAGAACAAAGTTTGTGGCTACGGACGGCACTAATTGGTTTGAGTTAGAAATAGAACCTGCTTATATAGAAAAAACGACAACATACACAGCCGTGGCTGGTGACAATATTTTTGCTGACACCAGTGGTGGTGCCTTTACGATTACATTACCATCATCACCATCGCAAGGTGATGAAGTTTCTTTCATTGATTCTGAGGGCACATTTGATACAAATAATTTAACAATAGAACCAGGTAGTGAAAAAATAATGGCTAACACTGCAGGTGATGAAATGGTTGTTGATACAAACAATGCAGCTTTTACTTTAGTATATCAAGATAGTAGTTTTGGATGGAGGTTTAGAGAAAAATAATGGCAACATTTACATACGAATCAATAAAATACAGATTTAAAAACCCAACAGTTGATGGCAATCTAGAATTATTAGATGATGGTGCATCACTTAAAATAGCAGCCGATGATGATTTAGTTCTGACACACTCTGGTAGTGTGGGTGACATTACATGCAGCACAGGTGCGCTCGATATCAACGCAGGGACAGTCAACATAAAAGACGAAGCAAGTTCAGAAACTATGGCAAGCTTTGTATCTGATGGTGCGGTAACTTTGAACCACGACAACACAGCTCGGCTTGCTACTTCTAGTGCGGGTGTTTCTATTACAGGGACGACCACATCATCTGGCACGATAACATCTTCTGCTAATTTAGTTATCGCTGATGGTGGAACAATTGGTTCTGCATCAGACACTGATGCAATGACAGTAGCTGCAGGTGGTGCAGTTACTTTTTCACAAACACCTGTTCTTAGCGGAGCTGGTGTAACTGCGGGCACTTTACCTTTAACTGGTTTAGATATTGATGGTGGCACTGATATTGGTGCAGCCTTAGTTGATGCGGATTTAATGATTGTTGACGATGGTGCCGGAGGCAGTAATAGAAAGTCAACTATGTCAAGAATGAAAACTTATATTCTGGAATCTGTGTATCCAGTTGGTTCTATTTATGTAAATGCTAGTAGTGCTACAAACCCTGGAACATTATTAGGGTTTGGAACATGGGCAGCTTTTGGAGAGGGTAGAGTCATGGTGGGCAAAGCCAGCAGCGGAACGTTTGGAACAGCTGGAGATACTGGAGGAGCAGAAACACATACACTAACAGTTAGTGAAATACCATCACACACTCACACAGAGGGTGGTACACAAGAATTTGGTACAACGTCTTCAACCTCTACAGGTGTAAGAAACACTGGTAACTTTTCACCAGGTAAGCAATATGAAACTCAAGCCACAGGTGGTGGATCGGCTCACAATAATTTACAACCATACATCGTAGTTTACATGTGGAAGAGAACTAGTTAACAAAGGAGATACATTATGCCTTTGGCTACAGTTAAATTTGCACCAGGGTTCGACAAACAAAGCACCGCGTATGGTGCTGAGGGTAAATGGATTGACGGAGAGAATATTCGTTTTCGTTATGGTCAACCAGAAAAGATTGGTGGCTGGGTAAAACTTGTTGCAAATAAATTATACGGTGCAGTGCGTGCACAGTTTGCATGGTCAGCGCTTGATGGCACAAGGTTCTTGGCTTTAGGCACAGATAAAAAGTTATACATATACACAGAAGGTGCAATTCATGACATCACACCTATTCGTGCTACAGACGACGATCTTACAAATCCGTTTGTAACAACGAGTGGATCACCAATTGTGACCGTCACAGACTCTGGTCATGGAGCGAGCGCCGGGGATTTTGTAACATTCTCTAACGCAGATGCTGTCGGTGGTTTAGATATGAACGCAGAGTTTGAGATTACAGAAATTGTAAGTTCTAGTGTGTACAAAGTTACACATTCAAGCAACGCCAGCTCAGGTGCAACGGGCGGTGGATCGAGCACCGTGGATGTAGAGTATCAGATTAATGTTGGTCAAGAAGTTAACATATACGGTTATGGTTGGGGCATTGATGCATGGAACGGTATAGCTAATACAGGTAGAATTACAGACCAACTCAACGAAGCACTTGATGCAACAGAGACAGGTGTTGATGTTGACGATGGTAGTAAGTTTGCAAACGGTGACTATATTTTAGTAGACCAAGAGATTATGAAAGTGACTGGTGTATCAAGCAACACACTGACTGTTACAAGAGATCTAACAACCAACGAAGGCACAACAACGGTATCTGCTGGTAGTCACGATGCAACCACACACGCAGACAATACAACTGTTACAATTATATTTGATGCATCTGACACTAGTATAAATGCAACAAGTTGGAATGAAGCTGCATCTGCATCAGAAACAGTGTTGGATTCTAGATACTGGGTGTTTGAAAACTTTGGTGAAGATTTACTTGCATTGCAAAGTAACGGTAAATTATTTAAGTGGGACAAATCAGGTGGTGTTACTACACGTGCAGCTGTTGTGCATGCAAACGCACCAACTGCATCAAGACATTTGATCTTGTCTACACCAGACAGACACGCCATACTTTTAGGAACAGAAACAACTATTGGATCAACCACAACACAAGATGATTTATTTTTGCGTTTCTCATCACAAGAGGATACATCAACATGGTCACCATCCAGCACAAACACAGCTGGGTCTTTTAGAATACAAGATGGTTCTAAAATTATTACAGCGTTAAGATCTCGTGGCTCTATATTAATATGGACAGACACATCATTGCACTCACTGCAATTTATTGGTCCACCATTTATATTTGGTTTATCACAAGTGGCATCCAACTGTGGAGCGGTATCGCCGTACGCGGCCGTTGATGTGAACGGTACGACATTCTGGATGAGTCAACAATCGTTCTACATGTTTGATGGTGCAGTTAGAAAGATACCTTGTCCTGTACAAGACTATGTGTTTGACGATTTTAGTATTACACAACAACCACTCGTGTATGCAGGACTAAACTCTGACTTCAACGAGATTACGTGGTTTTATGCAAGTCAAGATTCTGACTTTATTGATAGAAATGTTACATATAATTATGTTGAGGGCACATGGTATACAAACTCATTAGCAAGAACAACTTGGTTAGATTACGGTGTTTACCAAGTTCCTTATGCAACGGAGTATAGTCCAACAGTTACTGGTGACACACCAACTGTATTGGGAGCAACAGATGGCTCTAGTATAATTTACCAACACGAAGAGGGTGTTGATAATGACATAGAGGCGATGGAGTGTTTTTTACAGTCTGGTGATTTTGATATTGAAGATGGACAAAACATTTTATCTGTATCTCGTTTTATACCTGACTTTAAAGACCAAGAAGGTAGCGCAGAGGTGCTATTAAGCTTTAAAGATTTTTCACAAACCACAAGCACAACAGCTTTAAAAAATGCAATATCAAGCGCATCATCGACAAGTGACATTACACTTAAAAAATCTGCAAACTTTCCATCAGAAGGCACGATACTTATTGGAACAGAACTTATTACATACACATCTAACAACACAACAACGGGTGTGTTGAGTGGTATTAGCAGAGCGGCTAGTGGCAGCACTGCAACCACACACGCATCAAACAAAAAAGTTACAAACTATACAAATGTTAGAATCAACAGATCAACGGTCACGCCAACAACCACAAAGATAGACACACGTGGTCGAGCACGACAAGCCT